ATGGAATACTGAATGTCTCGCAAATGACAAATCAGTTATTATGTTTACTGGAGATAGAGATTTAGTTCAATTAGTAGATAAGAGTAAAAGTAATCATACTCATACTATTCTATTTTCACCAGCTCATAAAAAATTATATACTTACCAAGGTTTTTCTGAATGGATGGATTCTCAAACTGAAGAAGAACAATCTGATGACATATTTGATGTACTAAAAACTTCTGTATCACCAGAGAATCAGGCTAAAAAATTACTTAAGGCATTAGTCGCAAAGAAAAAGGTTTCTATTATAGAAGTTGATCCTGAAGACTTCCGTTTCCGTAAGGTACTTACCGGGGATGCTGGTGATAATGTACCACCTGCCTACTATTATAAAAAAGGTAATAGGAGATACGGTATTAGTGAAAACAAGGCAACCGCTATCATTGCTGAGTTCAAAGAAAAACATGGTCACTTATCTCATATGTATCTTTATAATGATGAGTATATTACTGACCTTGCAAATATGACTGTAAGAGTTATGAATGCAAAACATATGAGCAGAGAACAGATTATTTCTAATCTTAAATCTAATGTCAATCTTATGGTTCTTGCTGCTGAATCTATACCAGAAGGTATCCTAGACGAAATGTTTAAATCAGTTGAATCTAAAATGAATTTAAAAGGCTTACAACTAAAAACTATTTCTACAATGAAATCTATTTTGGAGAATACTGAATATGCAAAAGAGACTGATAGTTCATTTAAAGCTTCATTCTTTAAAGATGATGATAATGATTCCGACGATATGTCTTTTATAAAAGGTGGTAAAAAACAAGATAAGATTTTTTAAACCTTTTGCTTTTTCTTCATATAAATATAAAATAACACAATGAAATTATTTGACTATATAAAAGTACTTTTTGGTAAAGATGTTAATTGGGATAAGGTATCTAATTATGATAAATCTAAAAATTCATTTATGACTAACAGGTTTATGAGTATTAAATTCCCTATTCAGGCAAATTTATTTAATACATTAAAAATCGATCCAGTTGGCCAAGCTGAAGCATGGCGATTAGTTTCATCTAAATTTAATAGAGTACCTGGATTTATTTACACTAAAGTAAAAAAGTCACCAAAACAAAAAGCTAAAGAATGGAATCCTAATCCTAGAGCAAAAGAGATGTATATGAAATTTAATGAAATAGGAGAAAGAGAATACAGGGAAGCAATCAAACTTAACCCACAATTAATTCAGACATCCATTGATAAGTTAGAAAAACAAATGGGTAATGATGTTAATTGATGAACAGTTTGAATTAGGGATACCTACGCATATTAAATTTACTCTTTTTAAATATGATTACTTTGATAGTATTATTATTACCAGAGTAAAAAGAGAATGTAAAAATCTTTCTAATGTAGATGGAGAATTTACAATTAATGCTGCATCGTTTATAAATGCAATAAAAACTAGTAAAAGAGTAAGATCTCAAATACAAAAGTCTACTGAATCTGGCTTTAATCCTAATATAAAACCAAACTCTGTTTATTTTATATGGTCAATATTTAATAGACTTACTAATATTGAATTTATAACTTTTTCTATAAGTGATGATAAAAAATATTCCAGGCTAGTCAGAACCGATGCAGGTAAACAAATAGTAAGTTTTCATTTTAGTATCTTAGAAGGGATGTTTGACCTTACAAAACTAATGTCTCGTGAAGAACTTGATATTTTTAATAAAACTCTAATAGATTTTAAAATTCTTAAAAATAGATATCTTGAAAGAAAGCCTTATTTTTATATGAAGGCTACTGCTATTATTGATATTTTAACTTCAATGGATATTGAAGGAAAACTAAGTACCTTCGGTTTTTTGGATAGGATTGATCCAAAGCTAGAAGAAGACGATCCTGTCTTAGTTGTAAAGACAGACTATACTCCATATTAGTAGCTGAATATATAAACAAATAATGTTTGTATATGAAATCTTTTCTTAAACGATGCTGTGAATCAAAACGTGAATGTGTTACTTACTTAGTAGTATTTTTATGGGTAGCTGTAGGTATTACTGCTACATACTTTAATACTGACTTTACTCAACTAGCTGGATATTTTATTTCTTTGACTGGTTTTGTTGCTTCATACATATTTGGCGAAAGCATGAGACCTAGTGACGATAGTTCAATTTTCATGAAAGGTAAAAATAGCAAAAGAGAAAATCTAATGTATATTACGATTGCTTTATGGACTATCATAGGAGTATGGGTAATCGTTAAGAACGCTGACCTTATGGGTGCGGCTGCATACTTTGCTGCATTAACACCTTTTGTAGGTTCTTATATAATTGGAGAAACTTTTAAAAAGGAAGGTAATTCAAAAGGTTCATACGAACAAATAAATTCTTAATCGATGGCAGTTAACGGAACAAAAACGGATGCTAATGGTGATGCTATATTAATTAGCTTACAAGAACCTTATAAAGACGTAGTAGAAGTATTAGGGTATACTGATGTTACAAAAGGTGAAAGTACAGGTACCTATTATAAAAAACAATTTAGATGGGGAGCGGATGGTGTAACATATTCTGATTATATTGATCTTACTAATGCAAATTTAGAAGCTTTGTTATTAAATCCAGCAAAACCTTTTTGGATTCAATACCGCTATGAACAGGTTGGTGATGGTATAATGGAATTTGAATCTATTGCATTAGAATTAGTAACTGATGGTGGCGTGATTTGTAGAATACCTCAAGTAGAGTGTGGAGCTGAAGGTTGTATAGGTGTACCTAATCTCGTAGTTGATTGTTGTGGTGATACATGGAATCCTTATGATTTATCTAGAGCTTCATCAATGTATAATCAGCTTTCTGCCATTACTTCTAATATGTTTGGTTTTTGTGTTGATTATTTTAAAACTAAAGCTGACCAAAGAAGTAGAGATGTTATCCTTAAAGAATATTCATTATTTGATGTTATTAAGGAAGGTGAAGTAAAAATCCTAATTCCTGATAACGAATTACCAACAAGGGAAATTCAATTTAATCCAATGATGATGGATTTTCCTGTTCAGTTTGAAATACATATTGTTAAATCTGCATTTGAGGCAATCTTTGGACTAGGTTCAAAACCAGAGATGCGTGACTATTTATATTTTAAAGATTATATGAATAGAATGTATGAAGTTGATGCAATTGCAGAGGCTGATGATTTTTTATATAGTGGATCTTATTGGAGAGTAAGCCTTGTTCCATATCAACAAAGGACGGCTGTTGGGTATGAGAATACTACAGCAGGAATACAGGCTGATGTTAATACACAAGCTTTAATATCTGATGTAGAAGATAAGTTTAGAGTAGAGAGAGAAAATGAATTCAGAGATGTTAGAAAAAATAATCAATACAATACAATAGGAACATTAAGTAATGATTATATTAGAAGGTCTTTAAATAAAAGGCTAATTATAAAAGAAGAAAATGTTTACAATCATTGGACTATTATTTCTAAATATCACTATGAATTATCAACAGTAGGAATTGGTAATCAAGCAATAAAGTATAGATACAACGAAGGTTGGGGTAAAGAAGAAGATAGAGCATTTACGTTTTGGGCAAGACCTAAATTTAAAAACACAAAACAAACTAATGTACTTATACTTTCTATAGTTAATAAAAATGGAAATGTACAATTTAATACTGGTGGTTTACCAACATTTGGTAATGCAGTATCGGTCGGTGACTGGATTAGTATTAGAGGAACACAATCATATAATGGAATTGCAAAGATTATTGAAATTGTAGGGGATTCTATTATTATTGATGAAACTTATGTAGATGATATACTTGTCACAGGCTCACCTAGTTTTAACAAGGAAGAGAGTAATAATTTTATAGTATATGAAAACAATTTATTACCTCCTACGCAGGATGTATCATTTACCTATCTTCATAATTGGTTTATTATGAAAATTAATAACACTTATTATAAATGGAAATTAGTTTCTCCATTTCTAAATAATAAATGGTATGCATTTGTAGTTAATTTAAATGCAACCGCTAGGCAATTAGGTTTATTTGTTTATAATACATTAGAAGATGCATCTCAACCTAATCCTGAATTTACAGCAGAATTAGATTTGCAATTTAACGAAACAAAAACTTACACACCAGTTGATGTAGCTAATGATCTTGAATGGAAACTGTTAGGGTGCTCTATGGATATAACAAATATAAGAATTTGGAAAAAACCTATAGAAGAAGAATTACAGTCATTAGTACTTAGTCAGTATGTAGTTAAAGATACACATTTAACTTTATTGCTAGATAATGCATCACCAGAATTAATGCTACAAGATGTAACGGATGCCAGATAACCTGGAATATATATTACAAATAACTTATTAATGGAAGATAACTCAAAAGATAAATTTAGAGATAGTATCGGAGATTTACTCAATGATTTACCAGATGAAGTACCTGGTTTAGATGAAACTCCAGAATTGTCAAGAGTAAAGATTGAAAGTACACAAGCAGTTGCTTTAACAAAGGCTAAAGGAAAGGCTAAAAAAGTAATGTCTAGTTTACTTAAGTTTTATTTAAGCGAAGAAATCATTGCAGAGCATGAATATATTCAAGCAAAATCTAATTTAGATGAGTATGCATTAGGTATGCTTATTAGACAAATGGAGAACAGTGAAATTGCAATATCTCAATTAATGGATATTATTAATGAAGGTGATGTATCCCCAAGAATGTTTGAAGTACTTAGTGATTTACAAAGAACTTTATTAGACATTATTAAAAGTCAAACTATGTACATGGTTGCTATTGAAGAAAATGCCAAAAAGACTTCTAGAGATATTGATGTTTATCATGGTAATTCAGATAGTAGTAATAATAAAAAACAAAGCGGAGTTAAGTCAAGAGGTACTAAAGATTTAATGAGAGCATTACAAGAAACAATTAACGAAGAAGATATACAAGATGTCGATAGCGATGAAAATGAAGAATAGTTATATTCTCACACAAGAAGTAATAAACCCAGAGAGAAAAACTGATAGTGGCTTAATACTCCCTGATGAAAAATATAATAGGATAGCTTTAGTAATTGAAGCAGCCGATGACCTTGAAGTAAAGAAAGGTGATAAAATAGTAAAAACAATAGGTAAGGGTACTGAGTATACATTTGATGGAGATAAGTTTGAAATCCTTCATATAAATCATGTTCTTGCCGTAATAGAAGAAAATGGCACAGAAACCACAAGCACCTAGTGCAGGATTTGATTTTAACGTTGGTAAGGCTAAGCAAGCATTTTCATGGTCAAGTGAAAGCGTAGAGCAATTAATGTTTGCGATAGAAGAAGGTTATAAACCTGCATCTACTCCATTCTATGAAGGTAATCCTAATTTAAGAAAAGGTAATATTGTATTTAATTATACATCTGAGGAAATAAAAGAAATTAAGAAGTGTGCAAAAGATATTGTATACTTTGCAAATACATATTGTACTGTAATGACCGATCATGGTTTACAGACAATTAATTTAAGACCTTACCAAGAAGAGATGTTAAGGCAATTCCAAGCCGAAAGGTTTAATGTATGTTTAGCAAGTAGGCAAGTAGGTAAAACTATTTGTTCATCTATTTTTATTGCTTGGTATTCATTATTTAATTTTGATAAGAATTCTTTAATACTTTCAAATAAAGGGGCAACTACAAGAGAAATCATTGATAAGGGTAAAACTATATTAGAACATTTACCTTTCTTTTTAAAACCAGGAACTCTTAAATGGGATGTATTTAATTCTAAGTTTGATAATGGCTGTAGAATAATTGGTCAGACTACTACAAAGAAAGCAGCAATTGGTTTTACTATTCATTTATTATTTATGGATGAGTTTGCGCATATACCTGCAAACTTTGTTGATACCTTTTATGAAAATGTTTATCCTACTGTATCTGCATCTTCAAACTCTAAAGTTATTATAACAAGTACGCCAAATGGTTTTAATAAATTCTATGACATATATACTGCTGCTGATAAAGGGTTAAGTGAATATACACCATTTAGAGTTGATTGGTGGGATGTACCTGGAAGAGATGATGCATGGATGAAGCAAGAAGTTGCTAACTTAGGAAGCGATGAGGCATTCAATAGACAATATGGAAATCAGTTTATAGCAGGATCATCATTACTATTAGGAGCTGATAGCCTTAAAAAATTAACAACCAACCAAATAGATTTTGTACATAGAGAGATGATTGCATTTGAAGATGAACAGGTAGATTATGCTGGTTTATTATGGGATCCTGAATTTAATTTGGATGATGCTGAAGAGGATGATAATTACTGGTGTTTTTCTGTAGATATTGCCGAAGGTACTGGTGGTGATTATTCTATTATAAATATCTTTAAGATAGAGCTCATGGATGAAGCCGATTGGAAAAAAGTAACATCACCAGGTAGCTTTATTGATTTTTATAGAATTAGACAAATAGGAAGATTTAGAAGTAACGAGCATACTATCGAAGAATTTGCAAAATCTCTTTATATTTTAGCATATGATGTTTTTTACTCTGAAAACGTAAAATTAATTATAGAATGGAATTTATTTGGTGGTGAGCTAATAAAAAGGCTGGAAACTGTATTTCCACAAAGAAATGATTTTGATGAAGAATCGGTTGTTAAATTTAAACATCGAATAGATGCAAAAACAAAACAATTTGGGCTAAAGGTTAAAAAGGATAACAAACCTATTTTCTGCCAGAACTTTAAAAAATATATTACCCAAAATAAAATTGTAATAAAAGATAAGCAAACTGTTTATGAAGCAGCAACATTTGGAAAATTACCGAATGGTACATATGCCGGTCAATTAGGTCATGATGATTTAATAATGACATGTATAAATAGTTCTGAATTCTTTTTTACTTTGGATTTTTCAGACTTTGCTGAAGAGATACATGATGTTGCTGAGCAAAGTGTTCAGGATAAAATTGATGGCATCTTAGAACAGGATGCTAAAGGTGGGCAATTGAATTTTGATATCTACGACCTGGTATAAAAAGTTATAGGTTAGTGGATATATAAAAAAAGCAAATAAAAAAAAATAATATAAGATGGCACTAGATCCGAAAATAGCTTCGATTAAAGCTTCAGGAACCTACAGATTTGAATTTGACAAATCACAAGTAGTTAGTATTCCTGCTAATCAAACTAGATTAATTGTTGGTTTCTCCAAAACGGGACCTTTCAATACTCCGGTATTTGTACCTGACACTGCATTCTTTAAACAAGTTTACGGTGACATTGACAGAAACCTAGAAAGAAAGGACTCATATTTCCACAGAAGCTGTTTAGCAGCATTGGAAAGAGGACCGATTCTTGCACTTAATCTATTAAACTTAACTGCTGCCGATAAGGTAGAGTATATTAAATTTGGTACAGCATCAACTCCTGAGGTTCAGGATAATGAAGGTGCAATGGCCGAATACCAATTAATGTATAACAGAGATAAATTCTTTTATCCTGATACTGATTCATTCTTGGATAATGTAGGGGCAGATAAACTGGCCTTTAATTCAGGAACAACTAATGATTTATTAGATTTTACAAATTTAGGACAAAATCCTATTTCAGTTATTGTAAGAAAAGCATCCAATGCAAATTCAACAGGATTTAATGTAACTGCTGAAGAATGGTATGGTGCTGCAAATGTACCTGGTTATTTAGATAAAGATAGTTTAGTATCTGACTTCTTAGTTGATGTCTTTGTAATAGATGGAAACTTTGGTGGAGACTTTGGTTCTCCTACACCTTATGAAAGGTTCGTAGCAGATCCAATTTACCAAACATACTTTGATAAAGTTCAAGGTTTAAAGAGAAGGTTATTTGATTCAGATTCTACTGATACAAAACTTGCTGAATTTTTTAATGAAAGTGAAGTTAACCTTATTGCAACTTATACTGCATCTTTACTTCCTAACTTTACAGATTTATTAGGTAATAACCTTTTCGTAGAAAAAGTTATAAATGCTGACACTGCATCAACTGGATTATTTGTAGCTGTGAATGAAGATTTATTTGACGGTGATACATTACTTGACGGTGTTCAAGGTGGTATTGATTTAATCGGTCACAATATTGAATACACTCAGGCTACTTCAATACAAGATGATGTTAGATTCTTATCATATAGTGGATCAATCGTTTCAGATGTAAGTTATAATGGAACTGGAACTGCAGCAACTGAAGTTACTCAAACAACTGAATTACTATCTGTTACTGAGATAACTTCTGGTGATGTACAAATACAAGTACAGGGTGCTGAAGGTGATGCTTTATATGACGCATTTGCTGCAATGACGGCAAATAGTTCAACAGCAGTAGGTACTTATATACTAACTGCAACAGGGACTGCGTTTGTTCCGGTTATTTCTGCTCAAGTTGTAGGTGGAACTGTAACAGTTACATTATCGGCAGCCGGTGGAATTACTTCTGCTGATTTTGCAAGTGGACCAGGAGCAGTATACAAATACATCAATGAAGGTGATTTTGGATTTGTTACTGACCAAGTACCAGATAATGATAATGCAAGTTCAAATATCATAGGTGGATATGGTTCTATATTATATAGCCAATTCACAAATGGTACTCTTACTGATGGTGATGAAGCAGTATATGAAATAACTCTAGGAGGTATAACAACTCAGTATACATCTTACTTAGTATTTAATGCTGTTAATTATCCTGCTATTCATACTGCTAATCCAACAACTGCAGCAACAACAATTCCTATTTCGGATCCAAATTATTATTTACCATCCGTTGCCGTAACACCTTATGAGGAAGATGATTTTAATAATGTTACACCACATGGACAATTTAATTTAGGTGGAGTTGATGGACAGTTTTTAAATTCTGTTCCTGTTGCATATCCATTCGGTGTATTTGGAATACAAACACTTAAAGGTGCAATGAACAGATCTATAGATATTATATCTGATTCATTAACTGAAACAGGTTTAAAGCCTAACCAAGTATTAATATCATCTAATGATCCTGATGCATCCACAGTTACAGTAGGAAATTACTTAGTACATTTTGAAGGAACTATTGATATACCACATTCAAGGTTAACAAGAATAAATGCTGTTCAAGGTGGATTAACTAACGCTGAATTTAGCACTATCCCTGTTGGGGAAACTGCACTGTTAGTAACTTGCCAAAGTGAAATAGATACTTATGCCGCTGGCGGAGTAACAAAGGTTGAATTATATTTTCCAATTGATAGATGGATTGATTATCTAAACGTATTTACCTTAGATGGTTTTAAATTAGATAGCACAAGACATGTACCTAACGGAACTAATGATAGACAAGTTGAAATCTTAAACGGTACTTTAAATGGAACTAATTTATTTAAAGCATTAACTGATAGAGATGTAATTAACTTTAGATATATTGTAGATACATTCGGAAACGGTATTGAAAGTGGATCTAAAGCGATATACACAGTGTTAGCTTCTACTAGAAAGAATGCATTCGCAATATTAAATGCTCCATCGGCTAAAGATTTTAAACGTAATCTTGATCCATCATTTAAAGATCTTACTGGAAGTTTATCATCTAGATTTATTTCTACTGGTGGTGATCTTGCATTAAATCCTACTGTTAGATACTCATTACCATCTCAAACCCAAGGTGCGAGTTGGGGAGCATTCTATTATCCTTTCATTACTGTTAGGGATTTAGGTAGAAATATAAATGTTGTACCAGCTGCATACGTTTCAAATAACTTTATTGCAAAATATGAAAACGCTTTACCATGGTCATTAGTTGCCGGAGTTCGTAGAGGTGTTGTAGGTGGAGCAGGAGTTGTAGGATTAGAAGTTAATCTTGGAAAAGAGGACAGAGAATACTTAGAACCATTTGGATTAAATCCGATTGTATTCCAAAGTGGAACTGGACCAACAATCTTTGCAAATAAAACTGCACAGCAGACTACAAAATCTGCATTAAGTTCTATTAACTGTAGAGAGGTTGTAATTTACATCCAAGATGGTATTGAAGCAATTCTGAAAAACTATCTATTCGAATTTAATACGGCGCAAACAAGATTGGAGATTAAAACACTTGCTGATAATTTCTTAGCAACTGTTCAAAACGATGATGGTGTTTACGATTACAAAAACGTGATGGATGAAACTAATAATACTCCAGAAGTTATTGATCAAAATGTCGGTATCCTAGATACTTATATTGAACCAGTAAGAGGAATGGAAATTCTCGTACAGAGAACTACAATTCTTAAGACAGGTGCAATTGCATCAGGAAACTTCCAATAAGAGGAAACTAAATAAGAATATATAAAAAAAATAAAATAAACTATGCCACTACCACATTATACCCAATCAAGGGCCAGTAGCCAAAGGTACGAACCTATTCAGCCTAACCTATTCGAGGTGACTGTATTTTCACCACTAGGAGATGATACGGGTTTAATCTTGGAGCAAGTTAAAACTATCGGAGGTTTAAATAACTTAAACCCTGCTGTAGATGCAATAGGACAGAAATATAAATTTGCTGACCGTTCATTTGCAAGTATGCCAGGTCAAACATTTATGGATCTGACTGTTAACTTTAGTCTTAACTTAAACGAAGCTAATGAAAACT